TCAGTTCTCACTTTCCTCTGAGCTGTACTCCACATCGGAGAGCTTAACCTCAAGCTCTAAGCCCGTCGTGAATCCATTATTATTCAGATTGTGAGTTACCTTACTGATTAACCAAGACTGCTCGTCTATGACGCGCTTAAAGCCCGACACGCGCACCGGTGTTTCAGGGAACAAATCAGCCCTACCAAGCGCCAGCGTAATTGAAAACTCCGCAACACCGCGCTGCAACTTATCCCACTTAGCCTGAGCTGCTCGCATCGCCTGAGCCTTTGAAGCGTAAACCGTCGTCAGCGCCAGCACGTTATCAGCCTCACCGGCCATATACTCACCCTCGCGCGCTTCCTGTTCTTTTTTAGCCTTTGTCTTTTTGCTGACTGGCTTTGCTTTCGGGTGTTCCAGTGCGCGCAGGTGCTTCTCTTTTGGTTTACGTTTCAGCGTGACCTTCTGCTTTTGCGGCTTCGGGTCTTTGGTGTGCAGCCATTTTGCCGTTACACCGGTATAAGCCCCACGGTCGGCAATAGCAAACTGATGGCGGTCACCATCACTGCGGGTCAGTGTCATTTGTGGGACGGGTTTTCCGCTGGCCGTCACTGCACTACCGGCTTTCAGAAACAGCAGTTTCCCCGCTTTCACTGATACTGTCGCCCCGTTCCGCTCAGCCAGTCTGGTCAGAAATACTGCGTCAGACTCCTGCGACTGGTCGATATGCGGTACCGGGATTTTTTTCAGCGAATCCGCGACGCTGGCCGTCAGTTTATTGCGTTTTGCGATGGCACTGACCAGCTCACCGAGAGTGGTGTCGTGCCATGATTCCTCACGCCGTGAATTGAGCGTTCCGCGAAAATCTGCACTACGCGCACGAATGGTCAGCGTATCAGGCACGCCCCGGTGCTCAATCTCATCAACCGTGAAATCGCCCTTATTCAGAAGTGCCGAACCCTGCCAGCCAAGCCACAGCGTCAGCACCGCCCCGCGCAGGGGTAACTCGACTTTGCCGTCAGTATCGTCGAGCTCAATATCGAGCTGGTCAGCTTCAAAACCCCGGTTGTCGGTCATGGTGAGAGAAATCAACCGGTCACTAAAATTGCCTGTAATGTCCTGGCTGTTCAGCGTCAGCATAAATGCCGGGGCAAGGCTTGCCCCGGCGTCAATGGTCATGCCCGTCATCATGCGGTCAGCCCTCCGAGCATACCCTGCAGCTTATCGGTCAGGTTACCCGCAGAGTCAAGCAGCTCGCTGGCCTGCTTATTCAGGTCGCCAAACATCGCCGCCAGTGATTCGTCAACCCGTTTCAGCGAAAGTGTGAAATCAATCTTTCTGGCCGCGCCATCACTGAAAAATTCAGTGTGTGTAGTCGAGACTTTATCGACGATATACATCCCGAGGATATTGCCGGTACCCTCAATCAGCGGCCACGCTCTGCCCTCGTCGGCCATCAGTTCAACAGCCCTCAGTGATATACGGCCACCGGTAATGGCAGGATAAAGCGTACCGGCAAGCTGAATTGAGGTCTCCCCCTCACCGAGAAACTGATAAGCGGGAGGCTTACCAACCCTGTCATTAGACACCCAGCGGTAATCCTTCGAGTGTTGCATCGACTGATAAGGCAGGGTGCGGCGTTCAAACACAAACATTCCTAGTGCAAGCATCATAATCTGTGTCTCCTCAATCGTGCATCATGCTGGCGCGGGCTTTGGCTCGCTTGTCGCGCTCATACTTTTCTAACGCATCCTGCAACTGATTACCTAACTGACCGCTCGGAGCGCCACCACCCGGCAGGGTGATTTGATAGGTTGGGCTGCTTTGGTCAATGTAGGTACGACCAGCGGGAGCCGTGACGGGCTGATAAGCCCGATACCCACCATGCGAGCTGGTCGTCGGAATATATCCTCCACCCTGACCAACCGGCGGCACTTTCGCTGTTTCCTTATCGATGCTGCTCGATTCTTTTTTAACTAGGCCTAGTTTTTCGAGAATTACATCGAGGCCACCACGCAGCTTATTGAAAATATTCAGAGGCAACATCAGCGCATCGGCCAGCGCCTGACCAAATATGACGCCGACATTTTTGCAGCTATCAAGCGTTTCCTGCGTGGCCTTGACCGGTGCTATCAGGTCTTTAAACCACTGCCAGACGCCGCGCAGTTTCTCGCCGAGACCATCAAAAATGGGAGCCAGTGGAGCGAACATGTCCCCGACAGGGGCAAAGGCGCTCATGATGCCCTCAATCACTCCCGAGAAAAATGTGCTGATGGGCTCCCAATATTTACGGATGAGTAGCGCCCCGGCCACAATCGCCGCCCCCACTGCGACAATCGGCCAGGTAATCGCGCCGAGTGCGGTCACAATGGCACCTCCGGTGACAGTAAAGACCGTACCCAGCACGCCAGCAGCAGCGATAATGGCGTTAATCCCCATAACAACCGGCCACGCAACGAGGCCAATACCGCCGATGATACCAATCAGAGCCAGTGCACCACCGGCGATGATGCCGATAGTTTCCGCTAACTCCTTGTTGTCTTTGATCCAGTCATCAAGCTTTAGCACATACCGCGTTGCTGTCTGAGTTAGCTGACGCAATGAGCTATCTTGCTGGTCGTAGAGGTCGGTGCCGACGGCCTCATAAGCGGATTGAAACTCTTTAAAGTCGCCGCCGAGGTTATCCTGCATAACCTTGACCAGTTCCTCTGTTTTACCGTCTGAATCCTTTATCGTGGCAGTTAGCTTATCGAGTTTTCCGCTTGCTGCTGCCGCCATAAGGACACTTGCAGACTTCATAGCCTCCTCGCCGAATATCGTTTTCACGTACTCGGCCTTTTGTGAGGTACCAAGATTGTTGCGCTTAAAACTGGCCTGCATTTCTTTCAGGATGGTAAATAATGGGCGCGTATTGCCTTTGCTGTCCGAGGTTTTAACTCCCAACTCCTTGAGAGCATCGTATGCTTTGCCTGTTGGTGCCTGTAGTCTCGTTATAACAGCAGCGCCGCCCGTCCCAGCCATTGACCCCCTGATGTTATTATCATGAAGTGTGCCGGTAATCGCCGCCGCTTGTTCAAGACTCACTCCAGCATTTTTCGCAACAGGGGCAAGGTAACTTAATGAGTCACTTAGTCCCTGAAAATCAGCGGTGGTTTTGTTCATCGTGGTTGAAAGAACATCACCGATATGCGCAGCCGCGTCATTAGAAAGCTGAAAGGCGGCTTTTGTCCCCATCAACAGTTGCGCGTTTTCCTCCATTGTTTTTCTGTTCGCAAGTGACAGGTTGAGAGTCACAGGTGTCATGGCCGCTATAGCTGCCGCATCACCACCACCTTTTGCGATAATAATCTGCGCACTCGCAGCATCGTCGGCAGAGGCGGCGGTATTGTCGCCGAGCTGGCGCGCCTGTTTGCGTAATGCCTGCATTTCTGGCGACTGCTTATCGACCCCGAGCACAGCCTGCAGCTCGGAATTTTTCTGCGCAAAGTCATAACCGGGCATCAGCAATTTAACCCCGGCCATCGTTCCCGCTGTCGCGATACCTACCCCGGCAGCGCCTGCTGCGGCCATGTTACTGGCAAGCTCTTTACCTGATTTATATCGCTCTTTCACCCGGCTTAATTTCGCCTGCTGCGCACTGACGCGCGCCAGTGCCTCGCGCTGGCGGTTAAGCTGCGCTGTTGTTTCGCTGATGGATGTTTTGAGCCGACGCTCATCGGCAGACAGAGTGCGGGTATTGATACCGGCCTGCATCAGTTCGGAGCGCTGACGCTGTACCGATGTTCTCAGGCTGTTGTATTTCGTCTGCAGTTCAGAGGCAGCACGCTTTGCCGCTTCGAGTGCCTGCGCCTGCGCGCGGGTCGGACTGGTGGTGTTTTTAAACTGCACGGCCAGTTCACCGGCTTCGCGTTTCGCCTTATCAAGCGCCTGACTGGTCACGGCCAGTTGCGCGCTTGCCTTACGAAAGCCGTCGATTTTCGATGCCTGACCGTTCAGGTCACGCAGCCCTTTTTGTGTGGTACGAATATCACCCGACAGGGTTTTACTCGCGGTCTGGATAGATTTAAGCGGTCGGGTCGCCTGGTCGACCGCTTTCAGCAATACCTCAAGCCTCAGGTTATTACTCATTGTGGTTTCCACTACGCTGTAGCGCCTTTTCGCGCCATGTGATGAGCTCGCTCAGGCTCAGGGAATAGAGCTCTGATGGCGGCCAGTGGAATATCACTGCGATATCCGCCATCAGGTCATCGGTCGACAGGCCGGGCGGGAAGTCTATTCCGCCGAAGCCGGTGACAAAAAACCAATCACCTTAGCGGCCAGCGACAGCATATCGGGCAGGTTCATCGCGGTGAGTTCCTGCGTGGTGAGTGCCGGGTAGGTCATACGGGGCAGCACCTTAATCAGCGCATCAACCTCGGATTGCGCCACCGCCGCCAGACTGACGCCGCGCAGGGTGCCTGCGTTCGGTTCAATCAGGGTGACCTTTTCAATCGTCTGACCGGCGCGCTTAATCGGCTTGTCGAGGGTCACGACGTTCTGGTTTACGGTGTCAATTTCATTGCCAGCCGTATCAACAAATTCAGGGGTTTTGCGTGGTGCTTTTGCCATGATGTTTTTTCTCTGCTCTGAATGGGGGTAATAACCGGCCAGCGGCGCTGACCGGTCAGGGAATTACAGCAGCCCGATTGCGCGACGGTGCTGTTCCAGACGGTCGACGCCGTTCACCTTCTCGACCATGTTGACGGTGTCGATTTCGATAATGTCGCTACCATCAATCGTGAGGCGGTAATAGGTGCAAACGGTCGACAGTTTGGTCGAGGTGTTTTCACCCTGCTTATTTTCGCCGCCGTCGATTTCTTTATGACGGCCACGCATGACCACCTCGACCGCAACGATTTCGCCAGTGTCGTCACGCTGGTAAGAACCAGCAAAACGCAGCGGCACGGCATCAGCACCCGGCGCGGCATACTGCGCCCACAGCGCTACATCAGGCAGGCCACCGACAGACCATTCGGCGGTGAGCGCATCATCGTCGAGACCAAGGTCAATCGCCGCCGCGCCATTCATGCCGCCGCCGCGATAGTTTTCGAGCTTGCGGGTCAGCTTCGGCAGCGTCACGGATTCAACAACACCCATGTAGCTAAGGCCGTCGTTGAACATGTTCAGATATTTAAGTTTGCGGGGTAGTGCCATGTTGTTTCAGGCTCCTTAGCTGTTGACCGATTCGGCCAGATTCACCAGATATTTATCGGTGATGCGCTGGCGCAGGGTCAGGCTTTCCAGTGGGGGAACCGGTGTATAGTCGTAGTCGATATACAGTTTCCCGGCCTTGAGGGTTTCCTTGTCGTTCGATTCCTCATCGAACCAGCATTCACCGTCCACGATGTAGCCGTTAGATTTCAGCTCGCGGAATTTGGCGTTAATACCGTCGACAATGTCACGGATGAGCGATGCGGTGATGGGTTTATCGACCGCCCACATGTGCGCCTCAGCCATCGTGTCGGCCAGTACCTGCGCGGTGCGGGTGTAGTTCTCAAACAGGAAAAGCGGGTCATCAGAACAGGTGCGATTCCCCCAAAAACGGAAACCATCCTTGCGCACCAGCGTTGTGACTCCGGCCTCGTTGAGCAGGTCAGCATCGGTGCCGGATGCCTGCAAATCCCAAAAGACTGAGGCGCTGATGCCGGTGACGCCCTGCACGCCAACGTTAGACAGGGTTTTGTGCCAGCCGATAGTCTGGTCGATGTAGGCACGAAGACCGAGCGCGCGGGCGGTGGCATATGCCGTGGCGGTGGCGTTCGCGGTGGTATCCCATGCGAGGAAGTCAGGCCAGATAAGCATCAGTTCGCGCTGGCTGAAATTCTCGCGATAGGCCATCGCCTCGGAAATGGTTTTACAGCCCCACGCATTGGCATAGCAAAATGCGCGTAGTTTGATAGCGACTGACGCAAGTGCGACCGCCACCTCCTGTGTATCGAGACCCGGCACGCCGAGAATACGCGGCTTAACGCCGGTAACCGCTTCGGCAGTCAACAGCGCTTTAATACCGGTGTATTTGCCGTTCTCATCCGTGCCACCGATGATGTTGGTAACGGTCTGCGCTTCTGCGTCGTCTCCGGTACCTTCGGCAACGCGCACAACAATAGTGACAGGTTTAGCCTGGTCGGCGATGGCCTGCAGAGAGGCTGCCAGAGTGCCTTTTTTACCGGCTTTCGCAATGGCGCTTTGCACATTGGTAATCAGTACCGGCTCATTGAGGGGGAATAGCTTCGCATCCGCATCACTGGCCGTACAGACCATGCCGATGATAGCGGTCGAAACTGTGGAAATGACGCGGGTGCCGTCGTTAATTTCAAGCACCTGCACGCCGTGGTGAAAATCACTCATCCGGTTAACTCCGTGGTTAGTGGGCGAGTGTTATTGTCCTGACTGGTTCAGTGAGGGGCTATTTATCAGGATTGTCTACGGACTGACACAACAGATGGATAAAGAAAAAGCGGGCAGGTGCCCGCCTGAATTATTCCGGCAAAGGTGGCCACTCAACATTAGGGGCATAACGCAAATCCAGTCGGCGCAGCTTTGTTCGGTATTCACGTAGCGCAATGAGCTCGGATAATTCAGCAGCCGTTATATCGTCATCGTCCTGAGCTTCTACAAGCTGATTGATTCTTGCTGTAGCCGATGCCATGAGTTTGTCACGTTCATCCGCCGCAATGGCTACATAGTCAATTAGTGCGGGTGTCAGAACCGGATTACCTTCTGCGTCTGCTGAAATTACATTTCCCTCGGACTGACCAGCCATTAAGCGCCGGTGCTGTTCGCTTGTAACCCTCACCCCATTATCAGGCCAAATCCCTGATTTTTTATATTCGCTCATGAGCGCCAGCGCATAAAAGGCGTTCGTGGAAGCATCATAAATATACGAATAATTACCGGTCATTCAGTACCCCTTTGCAATCCAGTTCAGACCGAAAGTCGACGACGAACCGCGCACAGTAAACCCATGTGTATCGGTCGCTGCCATTGAAATTGCCAGCGTTCCCGTGCCGGTATCATTACCCACAACAGCAGTACAGACGTTCGGGAATACCGCCGGGAAATTAATACGCTGACCACTGGTAAAACCTCCAGACCCCCACTGTGTAATCAGTCCGGTCGCATTATCCCGGTGCCAGCCATTAATCCCTAAACCCGCTGTAGGTAACATCCCGGTTGTCGCCAGAAATATCCCTGAATTATCGTCATGAAGCATGAACGGCTTAGTTTTGTCATTCTGATATACGCCGACCTCTTTGATATACTGACGCCCTGGCTTACCAGACAGAGCCACTGAAACATCTGACTTTGTTGGAAAGTTATTAGATGTCCACGAAGTGAGGTTATTTCTGATTTGTGAGTCAAGTTGCTCAAGATACAGACTCAGCCAGTTTGCTCCATTCCCCGTACTCCACTTATCACCGTATATATCGCCGTTTTTATACATATTGGCGCTACCGGCATAAACGCTTTCACTTGCAGCGATAATACCGAGACGGGTACTGATATAAGCCCGAATAGCATCATCGCTGGCGTCCTGAAACCCGATACCATTCCACGATTTAATATTCAGGTTATTACCATCAAAACCTGCGCCATCTTTATTCCCTAAAGTCATACCCCCTGTACCATCACCCACGGTAACAGAGTTTTTTCCGCGCACATTTGGTGCAGTAATATCTCCCGTAAAGTCAGCCCCCTCCAGCATCGCCACATGACGCCATGAGGTAATACCTGCACCCGTGCCGTGACCAAACAACACGAGATTTCCGCTGATGGCCAGTACGTCAACAACAGATGTAGGGCTTGCAACCTCCGTAAGCGTGATAATTTGCCAGAAACTTACCTGGTCTGGTGCATCAGGTGACTGATGCGCTCGCATAAACTGACAGCCTGTAGCCGCCCGCGCACCGATAGAGACCCGGTCAACGGCATCACTGACGAATGTTCCCGCGAGGAACCGTCCGTCACCTTTGAAAAGCACATTTCCCAGCCCAATATTCTGAACAAACAGAGGCTTATCAGGAATATCAGCGCCATTCCTTTCTTTTGCGAGTCGCGCACTGGCATTCTCCATTGCGATTTTCACCGCTTTCGGGGTCGCTGCGAGCGTCTCAGACGTACTATCGGTTGCACTGCTGAGCTGGACGATACCCTTTTGCGCCGTGGTTGCGTCCTGAGCCGTATATTTACCATTAGCAAGGTCATACGCCGCCTTAACCGCTTTCGGCGTTGCTGCGAGCGCCTCAGACGCGCTGTCGGTCGCACTGCTGAGCTGCGTGAAACCCTTTTCAGTGAGCGTGGCGTCAGGATGACGGCGGGACTGCTCATGCTCAGCGAGCTTATCGTCGACATAGTCCTGCGTTGCCATCACCGTTGAGGTATCAATCGTCAGCTCGACTGACTCGATATCGCTTACCATGATGACCATACGCACGGTCTGTGCGCGGCCTGCCCCCTCATCAAGTTTAGGTTTATAGCTTTCCGCCATGTTACCGACGGCAATCAGCGTGCCAGTGTCGTCATAGAGCCCCATTTCGCGCATCCAGAAACCACCGGTTTCAGGCGGGATAAGTAGCTCCGCGACCACATAATTTTGATGCTTATTGTCCTGGCTGATTTTGTTCAGTTTATAGCGCCAGACTTCATTGACGAGCTTTGTCTGGTTGGCATCAGGTACCGGCAATGTACCGCCACCGTCGCCGATTGCCATCGCCGTAAAATTCACTTTTTTCCCGTTCGGGACGGTCGCTGCAGCCAGCTTGATTGCACCGGCTTTGGTGATGACCGTTTTATATTTTACTGTCATTGTCCTCTCACTTATCCGGGTAAACCGTGATGATGTCGCCGTCATACGTCAACGCGCCGGTGTACAGATAGCCAGGTACATCCTGAATAATATTGAGGCCGATAAGATGGCGGCTGGCTGGCTTTGCATCCGCAATGAGCCGCTCCATTTCTAAATACATTTCCTCAGTAATACCGCTTTCCAGTACACCAATATCAAGACGAAATGTGCCTGCCGGGTCGCCTGTCTCCCACCATTCCGTAACGTTGATGATGTAACCGAGCGGCTCAATAACTCGCCTGACTGCGCCTATCGTGCCTTTGTGGCAGTGAATGAAATACGCACTGCGAATAACGTCACGTTTGGTTTCTTCCGGCCAGTTCTCATCCCAGCGGTCAACGGAAAACGCCCACGCCAGCCACGGCAAAAGGTTTGCAGGACAGGCGTCAGGACTCCACAGGCGGCGTAACGGAATGGGGGTATTTTCAATATCGGCGCAGGCACGGGCAGCAGCCACTTCAAGAGGCGATGAGCCTGCAGGTAACAGACGCGTATCACTCATCCGAGCCACCAATCACTATCTGATAGTCAGTGCAAAAGGAGGCCTGCGTTTTATCAAGCACAATGTCAGCCACTGGCGCCGCCAGCTCGACACGCTGCACCCCCTCAACATGTAACGCGGCATAGATGGCTGACAGGCGAATATCCCGCCCTAACCGGTGCTGCGCGCTGATATAGGTTTTGAGCTTTGCCTCAGCAGCAGCTCTGACAGGCTCACTTTCCGGCCCCGGATAGATAAAAAGCGTCGCACTAATCTGATAATCGACAATCTGAGCTGACTGCACCGTTACACGGTCAGCTACCGGCCTCACGTCCTCACCATTAAGTGCATTGCGCACAATGCTCAGTAACTCATCAGACGCCGCGCCGTTATTCTCACGCGAGAGCACAGATATCGTGACGCACGCGGGGGAAGGGCTGATAACAGAAATATCAGCGACACGCCCGTCAGCACTACGGCCATGAAATTCATAGGCACCCGTAGAGCCCGCCACGCTCATTCCTTCAAATGCCTGCTGTATGCGCAGACGATAATCGGCGTCGAGTTCCATTTCTGCCGGGGTGGGTGGAATGGTGGTGTCATCAGCAGGCGTAACGACAAGGCGCTCAACATTGAAATTCGCCCCGATATTATCGAGGTCACTGTCTATGGCATAAGCCAGCATGACTGCGCGCGCAGCCTCGTTGACACGCTGACGCCAGATAACCTCACGGTAGGCGTTTTCCTGCAGCAGCTTAACAACTGGCTCAGACTCAAGCGCGAGCGTCCGGGCGACGGCTTCCTGCTGGTCTTCTGGATAGAGCGAAATCAGCGTTGCAATGCGCTCCGCAAGGATAGTTTCATAGTCCAGTTCCTCGACCACATCGGGAACAGGTAGCAGACTCAGGTCAACAGTTGCCATAGTGGTTTAACTCAGTGAAACAGTGGTTGAAACTGACGCACCGGTATCGGTACGCATCCCGGTAATATCGACATACATTTCGCCAGTGTCGCCGCGCTCAAAACTGATGGATGTAAGCCTGATGCGTGGTTCCCACTTCTGGATCGCGGAATAGCACGCCACCATGATTTGCAGCCTTAGCGCCGGGGTTTGCGGCATATCAATCAACGCAGACAGGAGCGAGCCATATTCACGACGCATTACCCGCGAGCCGACCGGCGTCAGCAGAATGTCGCGCATGCTCTGGCTGATATGCTCACTGTCACGGATGGCGAGGCCGGAATTGCGGTTCATCCCCATATAGCGCGCCGTCACTTGGTTCCCTCCGTCCAGCTCCCACCCCGTTGCACGCCGCCGTGACCGTGGTCATCAACCTGCACACCGTTTGATTTCAACGTGCCGTCGGTATGTTCGATGTTTCCACGCATGGTGCCGCCTTTCTGCACCTCAAGTGTCGCCGTCGTCAGTTTGTTGGTGCAGACCACCTCCGGGGTGTCGAGGGTGATACGCTCTGCCGCTTTGACCAGCACCACCGGCACGGTGGCGGTGATGGACTCCGATGCCGTCACGTCGGCAGTCTTGATGCCGCTGACCGTCAGCGCACCGGTTTCCGGCTCATACTCCATAACCGCGCCATCAGGGAACAGCACATGCCACGCATCCGCCGAGGCAGACGGGGCGGGGTTATCGTCTGAGAAAATCCCCGGCAGAACGAAAGCGGTATCAAGCTCGCCACCAATCGCCAGCAGCAGTACCTGCTCACCGACCGAGGGAGCCCACCATGTACGCGAACGACCGGCGCGGGTAGTCAGCCAGTTCAGCCATGTAGTCTGGATCCCGCCGCTTTGTACGCGGCACAGCCCCTTCACAATATCGACCTCAGTCACCACACCTGAGCGGATGAGGTTGCGAATTGCGCGCGCGAGCTCCTGTAAAGTGGATAACGTATTCATAGTGCAAGGATGCCTCTGGTCTGGAGCCGCGCCAATTCGCGCGGCTCCGGTGATGGCTCACACAATATTTATTTGCCGAGGTGACTGAGAATGACGTCTTCAATCATCTGCTCATCGTCGCGGGTGAAACCGAGTAGCGGGCGCGCCTCGTACTGCACCTCACGGCTGTTGCGGTTTGGCCGGTCTTTGAGGCCATACTGATGCACCTGCGCCATGCGCTGCACTTTGCCGGTAAATTCCACCACCGCCGCACTGTCGCTGCCTTTGGCTTTCATAAAGCGACTGGTGCGCAGTCTGGTGAACATTTCGCGCTTAATGCGGCCTTTCTTGCTCCGCACCGGCTGGCGCTTTCGCGCGGCATACGGGGTGCCGTCGGGGGCCTGCTGCCGCTTAATACGCTGTTGCTGACTGGCGCGCAGCTTTTTCGCAATCTCAGCCGCCATTTGACGACGCGCCGCCGGTGACAGGCTGGCAATCAGACCGGCAAGGCGCTCCTGCAGTGCGGTTAACTCACTCATCCCACTTACTCACCAGCTCACCGTTAACGTACAGCTCGACCGGGCGCGTCACGGGTTCAGGCAGCGACGGCTCCGGCGCATAGCTGACGTGCAGTGCGCCGTCGACTTCTTTGACGAGCGTGCGCTCGGTGAGTCTCAGGCTGATACTGATATCGAGCGAATCGTCGTTATTGATATCAATCATCCAGGTGAATCCTTTCTCTCTCCCGGCGTCGGTGGTCATAATGTCCGGCTGATGCTCACGCAGCCACGCCTGCACCGGCACAAATATCAAGTCGAGGTCGCCGGTGAAGTCAGTCACCACCACGTTAAGCACGTACACCTTTTCAAACGACAGCGAGCTCGCCAGTCGGGAATCGGTATGGCCGTTGTCGGCAAACAGGCGCAGCATATCGGGGTTATTTCGGAGCTGCGGCACGGCGTTAATCAGCGCTTTGCGCAGGCTTTTGTGCTTTTGCATCGAGTTCATCCTGACAGTGTTTGACGGTTTTGACCTGCAGCGCACAGGCAGTCAGCGCGCCCTCAAGACGGCGAATATCCGCGCTCAGGTCACCATTTGTTTTCGGGTCACTTCCCGGCATCGGGCAAAGGCTCACCTTCGGGCATCCGTTGACCACAATCACCGGCGCTGGCGCAGGCGGGGCGGGAGTGCAACCGACGCACAACATCAGGCAGAGCAGCGTTATACCAGCGGCGAAAGGCTTCATTTTCATTAAGTAACCTCGTTATCGTCTGCTCACGGCGGCTGGCTTCTGCACTTGCCTTTGCGAGCTGCTCGCGCAGTGCCACCTGCGCGGATTCATTACGTCGGGCGAGCTGACCGGCAACACTGAGCTGATTTTTCAGCATGCCAATCGTCGTCTTTTGCTCGCTCGCGACACGGTTTGCCGCCTCAAAAGAGCGGGATAAATTGCCGTTCTCATGGCGCAACCACAGCAACCCGAGCACAGCCAGCACAAGCAGCGTTATCAGGACTTTCATGCCACCACCCCGCCAGCCGTGCGCCAGACAGTGACCAGCTTTTCGAGACAGTGCTCGCGCTGGCCGTAACCGGCACCCGGTAATGACGCCCAGATATTGCGACAACGGGAAACAGCACGCTCAATACGCCCCGCCCGGATATCGTCAATAGCACCGCGCTCCCGGATTAACTGGATCGCGAGCTTGTCCTGCGACAGTGGACTGAAATCAGGTAACGAGAGCTGTTTTTTATAGTGCGGCCAGAACAGATAAAGCTGCTGGTAACGCCCCGATGCCGTGGATTTCTCACCACGGCGATTAAACACTTTCGGTGGTCGGCCATGTGCGAAAGGGTGGTCGCTGTAATCGGTGAAAATCTCTGGCTTACCATCAAGACCGGTGACAATGACGTCATAGCCACGGTTTTTCGTCAGCGGATGGTTCGCTGTTCCTTCGGAATACGCCAGCATGTCCAGAAAGGCGGCGATATTCTGGTGAGTATTAATGACCGGCATCGTCTTCCCCTTTCTGTGACTTAAAGCGGCGCTGTATGGCGATTTCCACCACCTGATAACCGGCAATACCGAGCATGGATCCAATCCCGCACACGGCAGGCAGTGACATATCAGGAAACTGCACCAGAACAACACCGGCGACCATCGAAACGAAACCGCCGAGCAGCATGCGTCCGACAAACAGGCGCGGGGTGATGGGCTCACCACCTGCCAGCACTTTCCCGACAACAATCATCACGCCAATCACAAACAGTGACAGGACGCCTTTTTCCCCTTCTGTCATGGTTTACTCCCAAAGATTGATAGTGTTAGTTACTGGTGAAGACGGCACATCGGGCAGGTCAATCTCGGTACCATGCGGCAGAATGACTCCCAGCTCAGAAAGACCCGGATTAGCCTGCAGCACCGTCTCGACCACGCCCTCAGTGCGCCCGTAATACCGGGCGCAAATCGCATCGAGGGTGTCGCCCTGCATTGCCCTGACTTTCATCAGAGCTGACCCACTATGCAGCGCGGCTTGTCCTGCAGACGCGCAACTGACCAGCGCATATCCCGCCACAGGTCATCAATGGTGGTTTCCACACTGTCGGCTTTTTTGTCACCCTTGCCGGTGGCCTCAACGCCGCGATAACGCTCATACAGGGTGGCGGTCGCCATCGCCGTCACGGCGCTGAGGTAGTGGAAAACGCGCACATTCTCGCCGTCGATTTCCTCGGCAGGCACGTCGGCCAGTTGCTTAAACCCGGCGGCAGTCTGGCGCAGCCGGTAGTCGTAAAGCTCCGCATTGGTCTCGGCCATGCCGGTCTTGATGGCATTGCGCAGGCGCGCATCGGAAACCGTCTGCTCAAGGCGCATCAGTTCGCGCACGCGCTTCGGATCCACATCAGGGAAAAAGAACGTGTTTTTAATCACTGCACCGCCCGTCTCCGGTGCGGGAATCACCACGCCCGGTACGTCCTGCGGTTCGTCGGGCTGGTTCAGTATCACTGTCGTCATGACAACCTCATCAGGTTGGGCGGTGGACGCCGGTCGCCGTCAGGTCTTTGCCTGCTTTGACCGACGTGCCGCCCGGCTCGGGGAGCGTTCAGTTAACCGGCGGTTTTTGCCGCCTTTGGTGGACGCCCGCGCTTTGCTGCCGGTCTGGTGGCAGTTTTGCGCGTGCACGGTTTAGTCGTTTTACGGGGTGCGGCCTCTGGCTTTGGCTTCAATGCCCGTTCCAGTCGCTCAATCTCCTTGCGCACACCGGCATTGCGGTCGAGCTGCATCGCGCGCTGAAACTGCGCCAGCGCCTCGGCATTCATACCGGCATCACGCAGGGTCAGGCCTGTCACCTTATGCAGACGGGCGCGCACCATATCGGGAACGTCAGCACCGTCGGTCAGGTCGATAGTGGTCTGCAGCCAGGAAAGGTCGACAGACTCACCGGCATCGCGCAGACGCTGCGCGGCAAGCGCCACTTCCTCAACCAGCATGTAAGGTGTTGTGCGGCGATGGTCAGAGGTGAGACCGTATTTCAGCGCGTAGGGGGCAATTTCCAGCGCGCCAGCGATATCACCGGCATCGAGACGCCACAGCATGACGGTCATGACAATGTCATCCTGCGCACCACGACCATCAGCCAGCACACCGGCGACCCACGGCGCATAGAACGGCAGCAGCTCACGCTTTTTCTCGGCTTTACGTTCGTTTGAACGGATGTTTTTTAACGTGCGGCGGTCATCGGCCAGCTTAACCAGCATCTGCTCATAGGCGGTTGCATTGCGCAGCGGGGCTTGCTCCCGCTGCGCGGCTTGAGAGGCCGAGACCCGCATCATGTGACGCTGTGCGGGGCTCGTCATGGTTTAGGCTCCGCTTTCCGGTGCTGCAGGTGCGGTGAAATCGCCCAGGGTGATGTTTTCCAGCAGGCACCCGGCGGCATACGCCTCGACCACATAGTCGATATTCATCGACTCGTAGTTTTCCACGCGGTCTTTTTTCGGGTTTTCATCAATGCTGCGGCGGTGGCTCTCATCCATGAAATAGATAGAGAGGTTTTCCAGCGTGGTCACTAACACGGCATTCGCCGGGAAGTACGGCACACGCACAGCAGGCAGGTTGCCGATTCGCTTCTGGCTGATGATGATATCTGCCGCAAGCGCCTCGCTGTTTTCCTGCGGCTTGTTCACCAGCGGGAAATATTTGTCGGCCAGCAGCTTACGGCCAACGATGGCAACGAGTTTCGGGTCATCCTGATAAACCTCGTCAATCAGATTGTTGGTCGCATCCATCACCAGCGCGTCGAGGTTCTCATAGTCGCCGTTTCGACCGACACGAATCACTGCTGAAACGACCTTACCGTCAGCGTCGGTGATGTTGCTCATCACGCGCGTCGGGGCTTCATTGCGGTATTTCTGCAGCCAGCCGACGGCCACATCCTGCAGCATCGGATTTTTGGTGCGGTCAGAGGTGGCGGCGCGGGTGGTACCGTTAAAACCGGCCATGATGAAATCGAGCGCCTGACGCTTGACGATGGCGTCACGGATACGGCGCTGGAAGTCCTGAAAACGCGCCCACAGGTCGAGGGTTTTATACTTCAGATGGAAGTCAAAGTTAATCTGGTCGCACTCGTACTTGTTGGACTCAAGCGCGGTAAAGTCTGCGGTCTTACGCTCATCATCACCCGAAGTGTCGGTCGTGCTGGCGATAGTACCGGTCACACCAACGCCGATTTTCTCACCCTTCATTTCTGCGACCGGCAGGATATTAATCGTCTGCAGAAACGCGGATGACTCCTGCACTTTGTTCATCAGCGTTTGCGTGACGGACGGCTCGACGGTGAATTTTTTACTGACATCATCAGTGCTGATGCCGTTCAGCTCAGCGACGCGGGTCAGATAGGCATTGAACTTAAAACGGGTTTCCGGGCGCATAGTATTTCCTGTTTGAATTTATCGGTTAGTCACTGCATCGGGCGGGGTTGCCGCCCGGTTTCTGGTTTGCGGCTTATCAGCAGTCGGTCAGCAGTTCATCGCCACCGCCGCCGCTGGCTTTCGTGCGTCGCGGCTGGCTGAAACTTTCGGTTTTATCGAGGGTGGTTTTCAGGGCGGAAAATGCCTGGCTGGTTTCTTCAACCTTGCCGGTCAGTTCCTGTTTGAAGGTGGCAAGCGCGGTTTCCATGTCGTAAATACGCTTATCCTGCGCAGTGAGGTTGGTCTGCACATGCTCACTGACGGCGGTCACCGCCTCATGCACATCGTTCATGCGCGCATCGTCGCTGACCTGTTTGCGGCTGAAAATGGCTTTCACCTTGTCAGTCAGGGCGGTAAATACCGTTTCCGGCTGGTCTTCAAACTCAAGCACGGCAAGCGTTGCCGCTGAAATCAGGTTTTCAGGGTTAGCCTTAAAGCGGTTAAGCGGGTTGTGTTTTGCATTGCGACAGAATTCGAGGTATTCGGTGCCGAGGCTTGCCGGGTCATCGGTCACAGCCAGACCAACGAGATAGCATTTGCCGCTGTTGCTGAAATTCGGCGCAATTTCCATTGAGGTATAAACCTTCTGGAGTGCCTTATTCATTGCGACTAAATCGTCGGATGGGCTGATTTTTGCGAACAGTGCCAGCTTTCCGTTAAGCGCAGAGTCATCTTCGATTTTCTCCGCTTTCAGCTCGACCACATCGCCATAGCGTTTGAACGGGCTATCAGGAAACACGCTTTTGATGTGCTCAAGATTGATGCGGCAACCGTAGACGCGCGGGTCAAACGTGTCGGCCATTTCCTGAATATCACTGGCGCTGATAATGCGCCCGTCGCAGGTATCACCCTCGACGCCGATGCGAAAGAATTTTGAGACTTTTTTTGCCATTGTCAGGAGTCCTGAGGTTAGGGTTACTGGTCAACGCCAGTTTCCAGACTCCGGGCACACCAGACCACTAACGACGGCTGGACAATCGCCCACACAACAGCACCTTAGCGAATCACTGACGGCCATTAAGTAGCCTTGCCCTGAATCCACTACGGCGAGGCATCAATGACCATTTCCACCGATACAACCTTGTTGCATGACCCGCGACGACAGGCATCGCTGCTTTACTGGCAGGGGTTTTCCGTGCCACAGATTGCCGAAATGCTGCAGGTCAAGCGCCCGACCGTGCAGAGCTGGAAGCAGCGCGACGGCTGGGACGGCATCGCGCCGATTTCCCGCGTTGAAAGCAGCCTTGAGGCCAGGCTGATTCAGCTCATCGCCAAGCCGCAAAAGACAGGCGGCGATTTCAAAGAGATTGACCTGCTCGGACGGCAGATTGAACGGCTGGCGCGCGTCCACCGCTACAGCCAGACCGGCAACGAGGCCGACCTTAACCCCAACGTCGCCAACCGCAACAAAGGGGAGCGCAAAAAGCCGAAAAAGAATTTTTTCAGCGACGAGGCTATCGAGAAACTGGAGGAATTATTTTTCGACCAGTCTTTCGAGTACCAGTTGCAGTGGTACCGCGCAGGACTGGAGCACCGTATTCGCGACATTCTCAAATCCCGCCAGATTGGCGCGACGTTCTATTTCTCCCGCGAGGCGCTGCTGCGCGCGCTCAAAACCGGCCATAACCAGATATTTCTGTCAGCCAGTAAAACGCAGGCTTATGTGTTCCGCGAATACATCATCCAGTTTGCGCGACTGGTCGACGTCGACCTGACCGGCGACCCGATTGTCATCGGTAACAACGGCGCAAAACTGATTTTTCTCGGTACCAATTCCAACACCGCGCAGAGCCATAACGGCGACCTGTATGTCGATGAAATATTCTGGATCCCGAACTTTCAGAAACTGCGCAAAGTCGCCTCGGGCATGGCATCGCAGAAGCACCTGCGCTCAACCTACTTTTCGACGCCCTCAACGCTGGCGCACGGGGCTTACCCCTTCTGGTCGGGTGAGCTGTTCAACAAGGGGTGCGCCAGTGCCGCTGACCGCATCGAAATCGACATCAGTCACCGCGCACTCGCCGGTGGTCAGCTCTGCGATGATGGCCAGTGGCGGCAGATTGTCACCATTGAGGACGCCCTTGCCGGGGGCTGCACCCTGTTCGACCTCGACCAGCTCAAACGCGAAAACAGTGATGATGATTTTAAAAACCTGTTTATGTGCGAGTTTGTCGACGATAAGGCATCGGTATTCCCGTTCGAGGAGCTGCAGCGCTGCATGGTCGATGTGATGGAAGAATGGGAGGATTTTGCCCCGTTCGCCGACCATCCTTTCGGCTCTCGCCCGGTCTGGATTGGCTACGACCCGTCGCACACTGGCGACAGTGCCGGGTGCGTCGTGCTCGCGCCGCCGGTGGTCTCGGGTGGCAAGTTCCGCATGCTGGAGCGCCACCAGTGGAAAGGCATGGACTTTGCCGCGCAGGCAGAGGGCATCCGCAAACTGATCGAGAAATACAACGTCGAATACATCGGCATTGACGCAACCGGCCTCGGTCTCGGCGTGTTCCAGTTGGTGCGCTCATTCTACCCGGCGGCACGCGGCATCCGTTACACACCTGAAATGAAAACCGCGATGGTGCTCAAGGCAAAAGACACCATTCGCCGTGGCTGTCTGGAGTACGACGCCGGGGCAACCGACGTCACGCAGTCGTTTATGTCGATTCGCAAAACCATGACCAGCAGCGGGCGCAGCGCCACCTATGAGGCCAGTCGTACCGAGGAAGCCAGTCACGCCGATATCGCATGGGCGACCATGCACGCCCTGTTAAACGAACCGCTTTCTGCCGGTAGCGGCATGCAGCCTAAATCTATTCTGGAGTTCAACTAATGGGTAAGCAAAAATCCCGCAAAGCCGCCGCGCAGAAAACACGCGCACCACAGCAACTGAAAGCCATCGCACCGCAAAAAATGGAAGCGTTCACCTTCGGTGAGCCAGTTCCGGTGCTCGATAAGCGCGACATTCTGGATTATGTCGAGTGCATCAGTAACGGCAAATGGTACGAGCCGCCGGTCAGCTTTTCCGGGCTGGCAAAGAGCCTGCGCTCTGCCGTGCATCACAGCTCACCGATTTACGTTAAACGCAACGTACTCGCGAGCACCTACATTCCGCACCCGCTGCTGTCCCGTCAGGATTTCAGCCGTTTTGCGCTCGACTATCTGGTCTTCGGCAACGCCTTTCTTGAGCAGCGCCACAGCGTCACCGGCCAGTTAATCAAGTTGCTGGCATCACCAGCAAAATACACCCGCCGTGGGGTTGATGATTCAATTTTCTGGTTTGTGGAAAACTTCACTCAGCCGCATGAGTTCGCGCCTGATACCGTGTTTCACCTGCTGGAGCCTGACATTAATCAGGAGATTTACGGCCTGCCGGAATATCTCAGCGCGCTTAATTCTGCCTGGCTGAATGAATCCGCGACGCTGTTCCGTCGCAAGTATTACCAGAACGGCGCGCACGCGGGTTACATCATGTATGTGACCGACCCGGCGCAGAGCGCGACCGACGTCGAATCGCTACGCGAGGCGATGCGTAACTCGAAAGGGCTCGGCAACTTTAAGAACCTGTTTTTCTACGCCCCCGGCGGAAAACCGGACGGCATCAAAATCGTGCCATTGAGCGAGGTGGCCACGAAGGATGACTTTTTCAATATCAAGAAAGCCAGTGCCGCCGACCTGATGGATGCGCACCGCGTACCGTTCCAGCTAATGGGCGGCAAGCCCGAGAATATCGGCTCACTCGGTGACGTTGAGAAGGTGGCAAAGGTATTTGTGCGCAACGAGCTGTCGCCGCTACAGGACAGGTTCAGGGAGGTAAACGACTGGCTCGGCATGGAGGTCATCAGGTTCAAAGAGTACACCCTAGACAACCCGGAATAACCCCCCTCAAGCCGCCAGCATGGCGGCTTTTTCATACCCTCCACCATCACGCCTCAGACGCGCCACACGCGCACGAACACACACGACCACCAACGAAGCAACAGCAACCACGATAGCGCCATTACGAGGCGCTCAGACGATAATTTTTATTATTCCGCACCACCTCTGGCGCGCAATGCTTTCCCCGCCACGCCTGCCCGCTTTATGGGTCGGTTTTAATGCAGTTGCATGACCACTCTGGATCCGCGCCAGCTCTGGCGGCGCACTACCAGAACGGGCAAGCCTGACGCATGCAAAACCATGCACCTGTTGCATGCACAGCTTATTTATTGATAAATCACCTTAAATTTACAAAAATCACGAACATTGGCAATTTCCAAACATGATAGCCTCTCCATAACTATCGAGCCTATTTTTGAACGGAGAAAGATATGCAAGGTGAAGTTAACGAACAGCAACCCGATGAGATTGGAACTGAGTTTGGATACTATCCAGTAGAAGTTAACATTGAGACTGAAAATTTTTCTTTACTTACTTTACCCGGCCTCGCTGAGAAAGTAGAGCGCGTTAACAATGACAAAAATGTTGTTAATGGCTGGATATACCCAGGAAACCAAGAGATATATAACTTTAATGGCGGCATATCCATAATGCCTTATAGTTGCCGAGTATTCGGATTGCCAAAAACGCACATACTAAAATTAAAAAATACATCCTCGCTAGAAGCTCTCAACTTTGTTGTGTGGTGCCTGTCTTTTTTCAGGGGGATGAGATTAACAACCACCGATGCTGGTTTTTTAGATGCAACCCCCATCAAGCCTGCTAAGTTAACAGACTTTATTCTCGGCAGATGCTCTGAAAAAGCAATCATAGAATTGGCTCTCAATTACATATCTAGCGAGCAAAAAACTGAGAAATCACCAATAAAAATAGCGGCAGTGGTGCACGCACTATTTTTATCTCACAACCCACAATACCTTTCATTTGAAAAGTTCCAGTATCTTTATATGGCATTGGATGGTTGTTTTGCTTTAGCGTGGGCAGAAAAAAACAAGTGCCCTGAAAAAACGTTAAATCACTCCAGGCGGTTAAAGTGGCTGTGCGAAACCTATGGCATACCACGTCCTTCATGGGTAACAGGCAAAAAAAATATTACAACCATCCGCAATGATAATTTTCATGAGGCTATTTTCTATGGTCAACCGCTTGGTTTCTCCAGTGTTAATGGCGGTCAATATGGTGATGATATATTACGAGAAATGCAGGCTCTGGTATGTCGCTTACTAGCAGCATTACTCTCTGTAAATGATTGTACATATATCAAATCTAAGGTCGACTCGGTTGAGTACCATTCATTAAAACTAAATTAACACTAACGCCTCGCGTAGCTCGTTGTTCAACCCCGCCAGCACTGAAAGCGAGTTTCAGCGCTGGCGGCGTTTATTAATGCAGCCAGCTATCGTCTTCCCATACTTGCTGCATGATTTCCATTACTCGTTTTTTATCTTCGTCCAGTTTCAAACCGCTTAGCTCAACACCATTTGCGGAGCCCTTGCGAATGCGGATAGCAGTCTTTGGGTAAATAGGTTGAAGATTGCGGTACAGCTCAGCCTCCAGTGCATCCAACGTTGCCTGACTAATTTTTTGCTCTTTATCCAACGTGATATTGATTCTCATAATCTAATCAGCCTTATAAAAAATATCATCTTCGGTTTCGTTATTTTCGCTGTTTGCTAAGTCTGCAATGAGAGTGAGCGCGAGCTTTAAGTCTGATGGCTTGCAGTTTGCAATCAGAGATACCTCGGCGATAAATTGCACACAAGCCCACTTTTGCTGCGTTCGGCTGAAATGTTCGCCAACCATGAAATCCCTCCCATAGGGTGTACTGTATATTTATACAGTAGCACGTATTGGTAAAAGATGGGAAGAAAAAAATGAATAGGGTGATTGCTGTATGTGCATGATATGGATATGAATTACTCAGGCATTGGTTTTGATGCCTCAGCCATCGCAGCAACACGATAAAGGATTTTTCTAGCCTTAGCCTGATGCGATGGTGCTGCTAAGAATATTTCTCCTTTGGCCGTTCCGCGTAGCCATTTGCCATCAAAACAACTTTTACCACCGGCCATCAGGTGCAGGGCTTCGCCACGGCCGATTGTAATGCCTGTTGTCAGTTGTATCTCGTCGATAGTTTTAGCTATAGCTGCGTTTTGCTCATCCGTTCCGTGGATGAATTTTCGCCGTATTGCTGGTTTTTGCTTCCTGAGTCGGTTGGTCAGCTCTCGTCTTTCACGTCGACTCAGGGGTTTTGATAAATCGAGTTCCGGTGGATCGCTTTCGCTTCCCGTACAGTTATTGACAGAACTCCGAGAGGGCGCAGGAGCGCCCTTAACGTCAACGGCCAAATCAACGGCACGCTTCGGCACAATTTTCCACTGCGTGAGCCGGGTTAAAATAGGGGTGCCGGCACCGACAGCAGAATCGTACACGCCACGGATGCAGATGGTTTCCTCACCATATTGGTTAAACTCGGGGCGCGGTTCATACAGCGTGCGCACCTGCAAATCATCGCGACGGACAAACGGGCCTCCCTGCGCATTAACGTAACCAGCCCAGTCACCGGCGTCAGCGGCATCATGGACGGCGGCAAACTCAACGCTCAGACCGTGCGCGGTCTCGGTATCAGCGAGACGACGCAATTCACGGTAGACCGTCACCGGCGCACCGCCGATAAACTGAAACTGACGGATGTGCCAGCGCGCCGCCCATGCTGATACAGCGGGGGCTGTCTCTTTCAGTAGCTCACCGCTTTCGTCATCGGTTTCACCATCGAGAGCATAACCGTCGATGTTTTTAGAAATGTATTTCGCGACATAGCCGGTAGCACTGCCTTTCTCCGGGTCGATAGCCTCAGCATGAAAGCGGGCTTTTTTAGCCTTATCACTTTTAAGTTCGTGGTGGTCTTCCTCCCATGCATAATCGCGGATGATGAGGCGCACGCTCTCGACGTCTTCTGGCAACATGAACATAAGCATGTGCCAGTGCGGCGTTCCGTCGTGATGAGGCTCGGCAACACGTATGCCGAAAATGCGAATTTCTTCCCGATGTAGCTTGGCACGAATGCGGGCCCAAAGGCCGGTTAGGTAGCTCTGCGTGTCCGACGGGCTAGCGCCGTTCCATTTGCTGTTACGGTATCCCGCTTTAGTCGTGGCATGATATTTAGACGGTGCGGTCAGGGTGTAAAACTCCCCGACGTATCCGAGTTCATTGCAGATATTTTCAAACCCACGGATGCGGGTCATCAGCTCGCAGCGGCGTATCGCAGGGTTAGCGACCGAACCGTCGTATTTTTCGATAAGACTGATGCGGTTGCCGTCTTCATCTTCGAGATCCAGACCTTTGAGAAATTCACGAGTGCGGCGCTTTTGTTCACGCCAGTCAGTCACGCAGTTTTTACTCGCATAGGCATGCTTTTTCTTACTGACGTTGCCGACAGCAATTTGCAGATGTTCGCGCCATGCAGCCGCAATGCGACGCAGACGACCACGCCACCACACATCGTTAAACATGCGAGCGATGGCCGGGGCAATTTCATCTTCTCCGACATATTTCTTTGTCACCCGCTCCCAATGCGGAGGGGTAACATTGAATTGCATAGAAATAAAACCGGCGCGCATGTACCAGGTGTACAGCGTTTTAAGCTCGCTAAATCCGGTGTCATCAATGTCAGCCAGTTCAGCACGAATGAAATTAGCGATATCAGCGGCCAAAAGATCGATATCGGCGCGTGACATGTCCGGGAGGCGGTTAAATCTGGCGACCATATTGACCATGCGTGACGCCAGATATTGCATAAGTTCAGTATCAAAATGACTGCCAAAAACAGCGGCTGATACATTGCTGTTGATACCCGCGCACTCGTATTTTTTTGCGACCAGTTCAAGACGCGGCAATGCCTTTTTGCAGAAGCTGATTAAAAAGGCATTGGCTCGTTGACTGCCCTGATTTTGCTCCAGCACCGCAGCGGTTCGATAAACATCAAAACGCACGCACTCAGGCTGGAGAGAAAGCACCTTTCTCGCATGCAGCAAAGCCGCGAACATACGGTCGCGGCGATACTGTTGGTCATAGGTGAGATATGGGCTGGCTATTGCCGACCGTGGAGCATTCCACGGATAAGCATAAGCAACCGTAGAGCTATGCATCAACGCTAGCCCCTTGAATGGCTGCTATGCATAGTTGCCCTACCCGCTCAATTTCTACCGCCATAGCGTCAATGGCAGTAATATCCGAACCATGAATCTGATGGTGTATCAGGCCGGAAATAAGCTGGTTAATCTTCGGATAATAGCCGATAGTGTCGAGCCATTCTTCACCAGCTTTTTTACCGGACTTAACGACTTTCTTTTCATTCAGGATGAATTGATATTGGTCGCTGGTAATAACCCATTTGTCACCTATTACAATGCGGAGGCTCATTTTTTACCCCCGGCAATAGAACGGATTACACCCAACGTCAGATAGCAATCATAAAGCGCACGGTGCGGATTCTCGTCAATTTCTTCCGGCCACGCATCCAACGATGTAGCGGCGTCGGTTAGTTTCTTCCATTTGTATTTGCGGCGTTTTTTATCCCACTCCCCGTTATATTCAGCATAGAGTTGCATAGCACACTCAGGCACACCAAAATAATCAGGGTCAACGCGAGAGCCTGACGCTTGCTCTAACATTCTCGCGTCAAATTTCGCATTATAAGCAACCCAGCCGTGCGATATTAGCTCTAAGACTTGAGGTAACATTTCTTTCCAGCTTGGCGCATCCTCAACCATTTCATCAGTGATGCCATGAATCTCGGTAGCTTCTGCCGGAATATCTTTGGATGGTTTAATAAGGGTGTTAAGCAGAATAGCACCGGTACAGTCGATGATTGATATTTCAATTATTTCGGCTTCTCTGCCCAGCCCCGTAGTTTCGGTATCAACAATAACGATATTTTTATTAATCCATCTGTTAGCAATCTCGCGTGGTGATTCCACTCGGTCAGAATGGTAAATAATACGGTCAGCCATTGCCCAGCATGTGCGGATAGCCTCATCAGGATTAGCATCATTAAACTGGTCTTTATGAGATAAAAAGCCGTTAAATATCGCCGCGAAAAATGCCTCTCTTTTATTCAGTTCCATATTAAACACCTCTGTAATGTTTTGATTTGAGTTCTTCGATTTGCTGGCAGGTCACGCAAAAGGCCACGCCCGGAATCGCAATTCGGCGAGCTTCCGGGATTGGTGCGTCACACTCTTCGCATAGAAAACGGGAAGGCGCAGCGATACGGCTGCGCGCGTTGCTTATGTGGCGTTCGCGGTCTTCCTGCTCGCGCAGTTGTGCTAAATCCATTGCGTCGGCCATTAGTGCAGCTCCTGTGATTCATTCTCAAAGCGGGTTGCTTCACGGCGCAGCAGTTCGGCAGCTTCGGTGCCGCTCATGCCCTCTTTGGTGATATGGATAGCCAGCGCCTCAAGACGGATTGAAACAGCGAGCGCGCGGTCTTTACGCTCCTCTTTTTTTGCATCGGTCAGCAATACGGCCAGCGCATCACTATCAGTGTTAAAACTACGGATTTCGGTATTACGCATAATTAACTCTCCTGATTTCGGGCAATAAGAAGCCCGGCGGGTTTACGCCATTAAATTTCTGTTTTGATTAATTCGGCATGGTTAGCCGTTTGGGAAATAAACTCACCACTGCACGAAAATGATTCATCGCTGTAATAAGCGCCTTTTTCTCGTCAGTAGTCAGCTCACTTAATTCGAGCTCATGACGAGCCGCCGGTATTTTTGCCAAAAAGAAAATAGCGGCCAGCGCCCGATTATTTTCTTCAAATTGTAAGTCACGTTTATCGCGCATATCATCGACAAAGCGCTCAACCTCTTTCCAGTTATCGCCCCAATATCTCGCGCGCAATTCAGCCACATGATTGAGACCAGCCTGACGTTCACCCGCCTTTAGCGGAACAGTCGCGGAAACAGCTTCGATAGCCATGATTCCCCCTGCTTTTGAGTAGAGAGGCCAGCCAGTAAATCAGCCTGTGAACGGCTCGGGTGCCAGCGCTTGCCGTCCTTACCTGCGATCCAGCCGTGGCCGTAGTGCATGCCGGGGCTTTGCTTTACGAGCAGAGACGCGAATGACGGTTCATTTTTTAGCATATGCACCTCAAATCAGACCAAACGATGCGCCAATACCACTCATGGTATCGACCACGCTCGACATAGCGGGATTAGTCTGCAGACGTGCATGCAGCGCCAGCGCCGACAATGACAACATGCGAATGCCAGCGTTAACGCTTTCAATCATGTTGTGCTTACGGGCAGAGGTCAGACGTTCATCAGATACCGCACCGCTTGCCAGTTCGCCGAGTTCACGCATTGCGCGCATGACATAAGACTGCAATTTGTCTTTAGCCAGCTCATTAACCGGCACGCATGGCAGGCAATGAATCTGCGCCAGAAAACCATCAACGAGGGTTGAGTCTTCGGTCAGGTCAGTCAGCAGCCACAATTCAGGCGGCGTGAACTGGTGAGGTTGTTCCGGGTTGAGCTTGTTACGTAACGTCTGAACATTCATACCCGCACGCTCGGCCAGCTTCGCCATGTTGTGACGCTGCGCAAAAGCCCGGCACGCTTCGTCATAGTGTGGATGTTTGGAAATCTGAAAATCAAACATGTTGAAATCTCCATCAACTTGCATAATCAAGTTCAGTTAAGAGCGGTGCGCTGGTCGATGTAGCGACAATCAATCGCTTGTTGAGTCAGCTTGTCACGCCATGCTTTTACGTTTACGAGGGTGCGGCTTCGTTTAGCGGCTTCCTCTTTGTTGGAAAAGTCTTTGGTCGGAGCTTTTAGAAGGATGCCCTCATCGAGCCATTGCCAGACCAGACGCTCGCTTACACCGCGAGTGGCAGCAAAGTCTTTCACTGTCATTGTGTCTGACATAGCGGAGCGAATCATTGTCTGCAGAGCTGGCAGCATGGCAGTAACGATGGCATCAAATTGTGTTGGATCTAACAGCACAGTTTGATTTTGTGAGTTTTGCGAATCATGCGTCGAGATTGATTTTGCATCTGACATATCGCATTATCTCCTGTTGTTTGAAATGTAGTGCAGTGGTGTGCATCTTGGTCGATGAATGCCACTTTAAATCGAAAATGAGTTTATGTAAATCGATTTTGAGTGATTAACGAATGAATGATGAAGATTTGAATACGCAAGATGTGATTGAGCGGATAAGTTCGGCGTATGGCGTCAGCACGCAAAGGGCTTTGGCGGAAGTGCTTGGTGTCCCGTCAAACAGCGTCAGCACTTGGGTTCAGCGAAATAGTTTTCCCGGCAAAGCTATCATTCAGTGCTCATTAGATACTGGTGCCGATTTAAACTGGCTGCTGACTGGTCAAGTTTCAAGTTTGCATTTGCAAGATTCGTCTCCGCTGAAAGGAAAGCCTCTTTATGACGAGATTTTAGCGAGTGGTGGAAAACCTGTTTTAAGGCGCATCCTTGATGCGTACGGTTTTACAATGCAAAAGGAGCTTGGGGATTTGTTGGATATCTCCTCTGGCACTATCAGCACTTGGGTAAGACGAAATTTCTTTCCCGGTGATGTGGTCGTGACATGCGCACTTGATACTGGTGTATCGCTGGAATGGTTAGCGACCGGAAAGGGAAACATGCGAGAAAGTAAGGAGGCTAGCATTTCGGACGTTTTAACGATAAAAAAATCCCGCCTTGAATCGGGTGAACTAAAAGACGCTGGACGTTGGCATCCTGACCCCTCAATGATTCCGGCAAGCGCTGAGGATTTAGTCTTTGTTGAAGGGGTAAATTCATCCTGGCTTGTTGATTGCTCTGCCTCAAACATTGCCAATGGCCGCTGGTTAATTAGCATTGACGGCGCGCTCGATGTTTTTGATGTAGTCAGGTTGCCGGGTGGAAAGGCAAGGCTATCGAATAAGTTTGCGGAGTTTGAATGTAACTTGTCTGACATTACTCCTTTTGGGGTGATAATTTTTACTTTGGAGAAGCATGTATAATGGATGTACTAATCAGCATACTTTCAATAGCGCTTGCTATCTACGCTGTTATCAGAATTTGCTCTAAGGCACAAAGCACTAAAACAAAGTTTTTAAAATCTATATGTGCGCTTTGGTATTTTCTGTATGCGGGTGGGATTATTGTATCTTCAGACTATGAGGAGATAGGTGTAGTACTACTTATTGTTGGTACGGTAGTCCTTTTCTATCCTAAAAAACATAATGCGGCTACATCTACAAAGTTTTGCTCAGATAATAATAAAACCGAAAGCGCGAGCCATGATGACTCCGAGGATGTAGTATTTAGAAATCAGGTTGATTTGAGTAAACATAAGCATTTGCTAAAGATAGCTTTTACATATGAGAACACTAACGGCGCGGTTAAATATAGAGAGGTCGATGTTAAAAAATTTGACGGTTTATATATTGAAGGGTATTGCCACAGCAGAAAACAATATCGAACGTTTAGAGTAGATAGGATTGTTGATGGAATTACACTTCGTGATACTGGTGAGTTATTTACTACGGAAGAATGGGACGAACAATTTTATTTGACGGTTTAGTTATATGCTCATGGGTACTTTATGACTGTTAGCAAGCAGAAAAACGGTAAATGGCTATGTGAGCTTTATCCAAACGGTCGGGAAGGGCGGCGTATACGCCGACACTTCAACACCAAAGGTGAGGCCGAGGCTTTCGAGCTTTACACAAAAAATGAAAGTGGAGACAAGCCGTGGCTTGGTAAGAAAGAAGACCGGCGGCGTTTAAGTGAAATTATTCAGCTTTGGCATAATTTACACGGACAGGCTCTAGTTGCGAGCAAATCACGATTGGCTAAATTGCAGATTGTATGTAACGGCCTTGGCGACCCTATCGCATCACGTCTTACAGCTAAAGATTGGGCTCACTATCGTGATAAACGGCTTCGTGGTGAAATTGATAATGGGTATCACAAAGACCCTGAGAAATGGATAGCTAAACCGATTACGGTCAACCGTGAACAGCAGTATTTAGAGGCCGTTTTCAATGAGCTAAAGCGGTTAGGGGAATGGTCGCTACCAAACCCGCTCGATGGCATTCGTGTCTTTAAAGAAGCTGAAAAGGAAATGTCTTGGCTGACCCTTGAACAAATACCGCAACTTTTATTGGCATGTCATCAGTATGGACACGAAGACCTTACGCAGATTGTTGAGATCTGTTTAGCTACCGGCGCCAGATGGAGTGAGGCAGAACGATTAACTCGTCCACAGCTTTCACCCTACAAACTGACTTTCACAAAAACGAAAGGTAAAAAAATCGTACAGTCCCTATCACAAAATGGCTTTACGAAAAATTATCCACACGACAGGGGCGAATGTTTAAGCCTTGCTATCAGGAGTTCAAAAAAATGCTTTTGCTTACTGATATCGAACTGACGGAAGGCCAGAAAACCCATGTTTTACGTCACACCTTTGGTGCGCATTTTATGATGAACGGCGGTAACATCCTTGTTCTTCAGAAGATACTTGGTCACGCTAATATTCGTGAAACAATGAAGTATTCGCACTTTGCACCAGATCATCTTGAGCAGGCTGTTACATTGAATCCTTTGTCCTTAGCCATTGGCGACAAAGTGGCGGCAGAAGTTGCATAACACTGCAATTCACTGCATTTAAAATTACCTTAACTAGTTGTTTTATATGGTAAGTGATTGTTTGTTATGTGGTTGCAGTAGGAGCGTCTTAACTAAGAACGCGCTTTCGCAACATCCGAAAGCTTGTAGAAAAGAAGGGGCTGGCATTACGCTGGCCCCTTTTTTATGGGTTTGCTCCACGCCATAGACGGTTGCATGATTAGGCTGGGTCTGTGGTCTCAACGCTGAGTCAGAAACGGCCAGGCCCGTTCCTTAGTTTAGCGAGCGTTCCGCACGCCGGTGTTTAGCCTGATACATATTTCGATCGGCCAGTTCTTGTAGTTTTTCGGCAGTGGCATGTTCCCATGTCAGCGCAAAGCCAATACTCAGGGTCATCGTTATTCGCTGGCCGTTATGCAGTTCAAAAGGTCGATTAAACGCCTGGGATAGCGCTGCGCAAATACGTTGTACTTCATATTCCGAATGTACATCGTAAAGCACCATCGCAAATTCATCGCCGCCGAGTCGGTAAGTCTGATAACGGCTACCACCGAATTCCGCTAATCTTTTGGCAACCTCTATAAGTACGCGGTCGCCTGCCGCATGTCCCCAGGTATCATTAATATATTTAAAGTTATCGCCATCCAGAAATAACAATGCCGAACTGCTACGAGCGGAATTGTCCTTCATCAGCGCGTTAATACAGCTGCGAAATGCCGCGCGATTGGCAAGCCCCGTCAGCGGATCGTGCAGCGCGGTACGTAGTAACTGGGCATTTTTAGCCTGAAGCCGTAGCTGCCATTCTTCCATCTCATCCAGAAGGCTATTGAAATCCTGCGCAAACAGGTGAAATTCCGCAATACGCTCATCAGGTACCCGGCGTGAAAAATTTCGGTTAGTGCGAACGTCGTGTACAACTTCAGTAATATTTTGCAGCGCATCCACAACGCCATTGTGTAAATAACGCGTGAGCAGCAGGGCAATGCCGGATGCCAGCAGAATACATCCTGTCAGCACTGCCAGCGATAGCCAGATAAAATGACCAATAAGGCTGTCGCGGGCGACAAGCCGTACTTCGCCGATGGCCCTGCCGTTGTGCCAGACGGGTTGCGATACCGGCAATGGAAAAAGCCAGTGGCTAATTAAGCCGATGAGCTTATCGTCTGCGGCTCGCGCATCATAGCGCCATGAGGCGATAGCACGGCCATTTTTATCGCGGACCTCCGCCGCTGAAAATTGTCCCTGGCGTCCCAGTGTGGCGAGCGTTTCCGCTGCGGCCGCGTTATCGGAAAATACCAGCGCCGCTTCAAGGCTATGGGCCATTGTGGCGGCGGTCAAATCGAGATTTTTTTGCGCATACTGTTTGAGCGTAAGGACAGACGCAACGCAAATTAATAGCCAGATCAATGTCATTGTAAGCAGCACGCTGATTATACTAATCCGCCGTAGTGTGCGTTTAAATGTTGGCCTGGACAGAGAAAATTCCTTATTCAT